CCACCGGACAGCCTAACGCGGATGAGGCGGGAGCAAATGCCCGCAAGATCAAACAACGGGGAATACCGAAATGGCAAAGCCTCCACCGGAAGAACGGTTTCGCGTCGTATGCAATCATGTCGCCAAGGAGAAACTCGGCGACGTCATGGCGGCTCTGGCGAAGCTGGACATCAATGACGTCAGCTTCGACCTCGTCACCGACGTTAAGATGTTCAACAAGCGGATCACGCATGATCTGAAAGCGGAAGATTTTCTTAAGCAATGGATCGCGGACGGCCACGCCGAGTTCAAGGCGAGCGATGCCGTCACCTATTTCGACCTGCACAATCGCACAGCTGGCGCGGCCTATACGGCGCTGCGCACACTCGTCGAGAAGAAGGAGCTGCGCAAAGTCGGCAAGGCCCAGTACGGGCCGCCGCTGAAGTTGCTCACCCACCACAAGCCGAAGAAGGCGAAGGCGACCAAGAAGCAGGATCGCAGCGCGCCGCGTCACACCACCTCCAATGCGGCCTACCTGATCTCATGGGCGAACAAGTTTCATGGTGGCGTTATCAACCGCGCCAAGGCGATCGGTGCCCTCAGGCAAGCCCACCGCAGTTCAGCTGGTATCTCCAGCACCCTGCGTGATCTGCAGGCGGATGGCCGCATCGAGCGCATGGAGGAAGGCGTCTACAAGGTGCTCAAGAAGAACGGCAACGGCGCAGCTGTCCCTGCTGGCGTAGATGAGGCGCAACCACATGCCTAAGAGCTGGCTGACGCGGTCATACAATTTCATCGATAAAGACCCCGAGATCGATAAGTTTAGAACGATCTGGCAGAAGGAACACATCAAGGAGAGCGATCTCGCCATGCTCTCGGGCCTGTCGGTCTCCACCGTCAAGAACATGTTCGGCGGCGAAACGCGGAGGCCGCAGCACGCGACCTTCGCCAAGATGGCGGGTGCCATGGGCTACGCCTACGGGCTGGTCCGTGACGACGCGCCCAACTACCAAGAAGAAATCCCGAAAGCGCGTGCAGAGTACAGGGCTCACAAAGAGCAGCTCGCCGCCAAGCGCGACCGCGCTGCCAAGCGGAGGAAAAAATAGGCCATGGGCACGTCAAAGAAGAAGGCGCAGTTGGACGGCCAGCGGGCCGCCAGCGAGGTTGACAAGGAGATCGGTCGCCGGTTGCGGCTGCTGCGCGTCGATCGCAACCTCAGCCAGCAGGAGCTGGGCAAAGTGCTGGGCGTCTCGTTCCAGCAAATCCAGAAATACGAGAAGGGCGTGAACCGGGTCTCAGCCGGGCGGCTGGTCGAGATCGCGACCAAGCTGGAGACCGCGCCACACGAGCTGCTCGGCTGGCTCGACAAAAAGACCATCACGCCGCTGATGGACGACGACACCTACAAGCTGATGCGGGTGTTCTCCAAGCTGGAGGACAAATACAAGACGCCGATCCGCATGCTGATCACCAACCTGATCACGCTGGAGACATCATGAGAGAGCGGATCGCGATCGACACCACGCCCAACGAGGCCCCGATCACCGAGCTGTTCGCGTGGCTGTCGACCGACGAGACCGGCGACGGCATCATCGCAAGCATCATCGGCGGCATGGCCATGCCGATGGTGACGTCGAAGCGGCGTGTCGCTGAAGCGATGCGCCCCTTCGTCGAGGAAATGGGACGGCAGGCCAAGCGCAAGGTGACGCTGGTGAGGTTCGTGCGTGAGACCAACGATGACCCAAGCATCGATCCCGACTGACCCGGTGGCGCTGATCCACCGCCTGCAGATCGAGGCGCGCGATCGTGACGCGCTGCTGATGTTCACGGTCTACGATCACCCGCTCGACTTTCCTGACAGCTTTGTGGCGCGCTGCTTCGCGATGTCCAGAGGCGCGGAACCTGTTCCTACCGCCCATGTAATACGGGGAAAAAGCCTCACGGTGCTGCGCATGGTCTTGCGCTATGCCGGGCTCACGCCACTTGCTCGCAACGACGGGGATGACCCCAAGATCGTGGAGACATGGCTATGAGAAACTCAGCCGAGTTCGAGAGGTTTGTCGCCGAGACCGAGGCCGAGCTGGTCAAGCAGGGCAAGATCGTCGCGGGCGGCTTTGCCGGGTATCGCATGCTGGTGATGGATGTGGACGCGCCAGAGGATCAGGTGCGCGAGTGCATGCTCGCCTTCTTTGCCGGTGCGCAGCACCTGTTCACCACGCTGATGCGGATTATGGATCGCGAGACCGAGGAGCCGACCGAGGCCGATCTGCGCGCCATGGACCAGATCAACGCCGAGCTGCAAGACTTCACCGACAAGGTGCTGGAGCCGATGCACGCCGCCAGCGTCAGGACGCGAGGCAACGCATGAGCACGCTGCTGATTGGAGAGAAGGAGCGCCGCCACATTGCGCGCGCGAAGGCCACCGCGGCCCGGCACCCGACGACGCTGAAGGCGTCGATGGACATGCAATTTGCAAACCCCGATGTCACCTCGCCGAAGATGCTGAAAGACCGCCCGGCAAACTACGATCCCAGCAGGATGGGCCCGGTGGTCGAGGTGAAAATTCCGGTCGGCTATGTCGCGAAGTATTCGGTCGAGGAGCAGCCGCCCGGCCTGTGCGCGCACCTGTCGATCGGCGTCGAGGGCCGCAAGAAGAAGGGCATGATGCCGAGCGAGGAAGCGGTGAAGATGATCGCCGAGGAGTTCGGCATCCCCTTCCCGCCCAACGCCAAGATGTGGGTCGAGGAGTACGAGCCGGGCGAGTTCGCGATCAACCTCGTCCACCTGCTGCATGAACCAAAGGGGGGAAGCGCTTGAGCAAGATTTTCACCGTCGCCTACGTACCGGAAGGGCTGGAGCAGAAATGGCTGCAGCATCTGCGAGACTTCGACAAGGCACACCCGCAGTGTCATTTCGAGGTGATGGCTGAGTGCCCCAATAAGCCGCTGGCCGAGATCGTCGAGATGATCCGGCTCAACCCCGCTCTCGACTTCACGACGATACTGGAGCGCAAGCATGAACCTGCTCGATCTCAGACAAATCAAAACACTCGTGCGCGCCATGGTCAGGCTCGCGATCAAGGGTGAAGTGCCAAAGCACCGGCTCTGGGAGATCGTCAGTCAGGAATATGACGACGAGCGCAACAATCACAAGGACGGTCAATGACCAAGTATGTGATGGTCGCGCTCGGCTTTGCCAACGGCAGGTTCTGCCCGCACGAAGGCCAGTACCTGAGATCGTTCGACCACGAGCACGACAACGGCATGGGCTGGGGTGAGTTCACCAGCAACATCGCTCGCGCGAAAAAGTTCGACACGCGCGAGGAGCTGTTCGAGTTCTGGACGAAGGTGCCGAAGTGTCGACCGATCAGGCCTGACGGACAGCCCAACCGTCCGCTCACCGCGCTGTCGGTGACGGTCGAGCCGATCGAGTGACATCACGAATTGTTGCAGCATCGCTGAAGCACTTTGCGCGCATCACACTCGCGATCTCGCGCTCGCGCGCACTGCATTTTCCGAGGCAAGAGATTTTTCCAGTCGCGATTTCTGCGCGACGTCATAGCACATCACAGTCGTAATCAGTGCGATCTCGCGATTTGGCGAAAACCGATTTGCTATAATCACCTCACGCGCGGGCAATAGTGCGCGCGCGGGCTGTTTGACAATGTGCAAGGGGAACTACAATGACCACACTCTACGAGTGGGACATCGAGACTGTCGATGCCGAGAGCGATGACATCATCGACCACAATCATCGCGATCGGCTGGCAGAGTTCGGGACCGAGGAGCTGATCCACGCGATCAACGAGGACACCGAGCCGGGCGGCACCTTCACCCGGCTGGTGCTGGTCCGCGATGTCGGCAACGACATCGAGGGCCTGATCGATCGGCTCTGGTGCTACGTCAAGGACGGCGAGCTGCCGGAATACTTCTCCGACAGTCTCGGCGGCCTGACGGCGATCCGGGTGCCGAAGCGCTTCATCGCGGAGTTCAACCGATGAGGCCGATGTCAGGAGAAGAACTACAGGCGGCCCGGAGACGGGCCGCCGAGCGGTTCACGGCAATCGCCATGCTCTACGTGCCGGAAGGCTGGACGGTGCAGTATCGCAAATCGCTGTCCGGTCGCGCCTTCTACGTCTCGAAACGGATCGAGGCTCCGAGGCCGGTGACGCGGAAGTCGCTCTACATCTTTCTGCACGAATGCGCTCATGCTCAGCTGCATCAGCCCATCTATGCCGAGAGCAAGAGCACCTACAAGCGGATACCGAAGCACGTGATCGAGCTAGAGGCCGAGCAGTGGGCACACGCGAAGATGCGCGAGCATGACGTCGCGGTGCCCAAGGACATGACCAAGCGCGCGAAGGAGTATGTCGGGCGCAAGATCAGGCAGGCCGGGCGACGTGCCAAGATCAATCCAGCAGCGCGCCGCTTCGCCCAGACATGAAAAAAGGCCCGGCCCCCGCGAGGGAGCCGGGCCTTAGTCTTGCGAGGGGTCTCAACATCCACGGCAGATCGACGGCGGCGGTGGCGGGATCGGCGGCATCACATCGATGCCGCTCACCGGACGCTGATCTTGGGGAAATGCAGGTTGCCGCCACCTCCCGAGAGCAGCGACAGCAGCGCGATCACGACGAGGATCAGGACGATCAGCCAGACCGCCTGCTCGACGCGATCAGGAATCGCAATCGACATCACCGAGCGCAGCACGTAGAAGCACAGGTAGATCACCGCGCAGATGACGATGACGCCGATCAGTATCCACAGCAGGCTGATTGCGATCTCGATCATGGTGTCCTCCTATTTCTTTTTGCCCCCGAACCAGTAGCTCATCTGCCGATCACGGTTGCGCTGCTTGTGCGCTGGCAGCTTGCCGGGCTTGTCGGAGGCGACGAACTCTTTGCCGACGCTCTTGGGGATGCCGAGCGTCGACTTGCCTTCGGCAGCGGCGTACATCGCGCCGCGCTGCGCCTGCGAAACGATCGGCATGGCTCACTCCCGATCCGGCAGTTGCACCGGGTAGACGATCTCGACCTCGTCGTCGGTCTCAAGACCGAGCGCCGCCATCAGGCCGGGCGAGATGTCGGCAACGCGATCGGTGTCGACGTGCGGTCCCCAGTCGGCTGGCCGCGCCAGAAAAACCGGCCCGCCCTCGACCGAGCGGATCGCGGCGACCAGACCCTGATCGGCCAGCATGTCCTTTGGCGTGACGTCGTAGTCCCAGCGGCAGGCGACGTAGAACGCGTCCGGGTCGAGCCGCCGCGCCAGCCCCGTGGTGCCAGCTGGCTGCTCGTCGAGGAACAGGGTCGGCGCATCGTCGACGTCAAACAGGAACGCCAGCCCCTCGTCAGGCGACACGCCCGTATCGTCCGGGCCGCCGAACCAGCTGCACTTACCGATGAAAGACAATTGCTCGCTCATCTGCATTTCTCCACCAGTTGAGTCAGCAGCGCATCGCGCCGCACGCCAGCCTCGCTCACCGCGTTGAGGACATGCACACCCCACGCGAGGAACAGCAGGTTGATCACGACAAGCGCAAGCGCCAGCGGCGAGGCCTTCAGGCCCTCCGTCACCGATGCGATGATCTGCTTCACGGGATCATTTTCAGGATGGCAGACTTCTGCGTCGGCGCTCCGCTGTCATAGGCGAAGATCACCTGCCCCGTCGCGCTCTGCGCCGCCTCGACATCCTGCTTGGTGATGTCGGTGCGCGCGGTGGGCTGCGCGAAATAGCGATCCAGCATCGTGGGGTCTTGGACGAGCCAATCGTTGAGAGCCCGAACATCTTCCAGCAGCGCTGCCAGCGCCTGCATGTGGCGAGCGTAGGTGTCCACAAAGCTGGTTGGATTTGACATCGTGTTCTCCGCTCAAAATTTGAATGTCGTCACGCGATAGGATCGTATCTGCGCTTGGTTGTGATAGATGCCCCAGTTGCCGCCAGCGATCCCCATTGTGGTCTGACCCGCCGAGGGCGTCGGCGTTGCCGCGTTCGGCACGACGAAGATGCCGCCAGTGGTGCCGCCGATGAACGTGGCGATCACGCCGCCTGTGCAAAGATAGAGCGCGGCATGACCGCTGACGGTCTGCTCGACGATCAACACCATGCCGAGCGGGTTCGCCCCGACGGTGGTGTTGGCCGCGCCAGCCGCCACGTTGAAGGCAGGCGCGCTCGCCGTGTCGAAGTGCGGGGCAACTGCCGCTGACGTGATGCTTTTGAGGCTGCCGCCGTTCATCGTCAGCGTGCCGGTCATGGTGTCACCGGCTTTGTTCACCGCGTCGGTGATGCCATAGCCGCCGAGCGTCGAAGGCTTGCTGCCGATCTGCGCAAACGTGTAATCGTTCGCCTGCGCGACGACCGCGCCCGCGCGACCAAACACCGACGACACCGCGCCGACGATGCTGCCCATGTCGGAGAGCTTGATGCGGAAAAATTGCTTGCTGACGCTATCCCAGATCACAACGTAGTCGTTGGCGGCGCTGCCGATCGCGGCTTCCTGCAATTCCGCATAGTTGAGATCGACGGTGTAAATGCCGTTGGCCTTGCTCACGACAAGGCCGACGCCGCCGATCAGATTGGCCGGGAAATGCGGAAGGGTTTTCAGTTTGATCCCTGCCATCAGTTCACCCGCGCGTTGGCCTTGATGTCGCCCATCGAGGTTGCCGCCAGCATCAGTGTCTGCCGGTTGAAGGTGCAGCCGGAAATGCTGATGAAGTTGGAGCCGGGATAAGGCGACGACGAAGCGTTGAACGATGCCGTGCCGGTTTTGGTCGCGGTTGCCACGAAGGGTTGCTGCAAATTCCATTGACCGGAGGGAGGAACACCCGATGTTGTGAACGTCGCGTCGGTGAACGGATGTGTGATGCCGGGTGCCCCTCGCATCACAACCGGCGTATTCACAAAAATGCTCACGCCATCGACGCTGGCAGCGCCGGATGGACAACCACAGACCACGGAGACAAAGCCAGTACCGATGCCTACGAAATAGCGCTGCACCAAATAGAGTTCAGCGCCGGGCGGGCGCATGATGTAAGGCGAGCGCAAGGCGCTAGGCGCATCGGAGCCTGCCCAGATACCAAAGCCGGTGATGCACACCACATTGTTGTTCGACGCAAAAAAGTTCGTGGTCGAGGACGTGCCGACCTTGCCGTCCGCGTTCCAGCTACCAGCCGCGCCTTGGTTGTTCGCGCCAGCCGCAAGACAGACACCGACCCACGCGCCGCGACTGCCGCCGACAGGCCAAGAACTTGGCCCTCCTACTGTGTCACCGGGGAACGTGACCGTTTTGTATTCCCAAGTGTTCGGGCTGTTGATGGTGAAGTTGACCGGATAGGTGCGATTTCCAACTCCACCTTGCAGGAACGCGGTCGCGGTCCCAGCAATCGTCGCATAAATCCAGAAGCCGATGGTCACGGCGGTAGCGGCGGCGTTGCCGAACGACATCGGTGCCCAACGGACGCCCTCGATGCGCTGCCCGAACGAGACGACGCTCGCAGCCGCGAGCGTGACTGCCGTGGTCGATTTGATCTGCGTGCAGTTCAGAAAGGCCGTGCCGAAAGCAGGCGAACCGGGCGGCGTGACTTGCTGCACGGTCGTCACGCCAGCGCTGACATTGTAATCGAGATGCCAAACGTCGCAGGACCAATTGACGACGCCGCCGCTCACGGCCGTGAGCGCGTTGGTGCTGTTGTCTTGGCTGATGTCCATCGAGCCGTTGATCTGGAAGCCATTAAAGTTCATGGCATCCAGCGGCGCGGCGTAGATGTTCTGTCGCGCCTGCAAACGCTGCGGCTCCGAAAGCGCCTGCGCGATGTCATAGCGCACCACGCCACCGGGCGGCGTGATCGGGGTCCATCCCAATGACTGCCGCCCGTATTGCTGACCGTCGTTCGGTGCTTCCGTAACACCGTTGAACAGAACAGCCATATCGCTGATCTTGATGCGGAAAAATTGCCCGCTCACATCATCCCAGATCGCGACCCAGTCGTGCGCGGCGCTGCCGAGCGCTGCCGCCTGCAATTCTTCATAGTTGAGGTTGATGGTGTAGATGCCGTTGGTCTTGCTGACGACGAGGCCAACACCGCCGATCAGGTTGGCAGGAAACTGCGGTCGCACCTTCACCTTGATCGCACTGTTCTTCACCGACAGGAACGGGATCATTGCTGGTCGATGCCCTCCAGCACCTCGACGGTGGCGATCACCAGCTGCGCGGTGCGGTCATCCTGCTTGATGCGGACGCCGATCTCGTACTGCAGCTGACACAGCCCGCTCATCTGGGAGGCGGTGAACGTCCACATGAACGTGCCATCTTCGGGCAGCGTGATCTCGCCGCTGTCGGTCGAGCCGGTCAGAACAGGTGCGACGGTCAGGTTGCCATACCCGTCACTGCGCAAGTCCGCGCGCTTCTGAAACGCGCGCACCGTCAGCGTGATGTCGCAGCCCGAGATGTCAATCAGCTCACCAGTGTCGGCATCGACAAGCGTGATCGCCTGCTGCCAGTCCTCGCGATTTGAAACGGCGGGAAGCGATCCGACATACATGGCTACAGCTTCAGGTAAATGGTGGCGAGCATGGAGGGCGGCATGTTGGCGTGCGGCAGGCCGCCGCCGCGCTGTGCGGTCTTTTTGTCGTTGCCGTGCAGCGTCGAGCCGATGGTGATGTTGGCGCTCTTGGTGTCGGTGTTGCCTGCCGGGAATGTGCCAGCCTGAAAGAAGAACGGCGTGCCGCCGCCAGAACTGCCGAACACGCCACCAGCGTTCATGTTGGTGACGTTGTGGAAGTGACCCGTGTCCTCCGCAAACACGTCATGATCGTGCGCCGGGACGCGCGTGAGATCGAGCAGATTGCTCTCGGCACCGCCGCTCTGGCCGAGCACGATGCCGTTGCCGCCCCAGTAGCTCGTGGTGAGCCGACCGGCTGCGACATTGCCCATGTCGTCGAGACCGCTAATCGTGCGCCCGCGCCAGTCTGGCAGCGTGAGCTGCTTGCTCGCATTGTAATCGTTGAGCGCATTGCCAGTGCGGCCACCGGACACCGCGAGATTGATGTCGGCGGTGTAGAGAAAAATCCACAGTGCTTGCGTGTCGGCGTTGGCGCGCTCGGTCGCGCCCGAGCCAGCGTTGCCGATCGTACGCGCGTTGGCGCGGACGAAGCCCGCAACCGGGCCCGTGCCGTAGAACACCGACAGCATGCCGGTCTGGATCAGCGTGGTCGGGTCGACCGTGCCGCCGCCACCGCCGCCCGATGATGGGCCGATCACCAGCACGCCATCCTGCGCGCGTTGCTGCACGCCGTTCTTGTCAACCAGTCGGAACTTGATGAAGCCGTCAGCGACAAAGAATTGCGGGATGCGGCCCGCGGCATCGAGCGGGATCGGATTGGGCTGCAGGATCGTAAGCCCAACGTCCTGATAGGGCTGCTGCGGCGTTGCGACGGTGCCTGCCTGAATGATGTAGAGCAGGCCGCCCGACAGCGGTTGGCCGAACTCATCGAGCTGCTGCGTCAGTGAGAGCGGGATCGTGCCTGCCATGGTCGCCTACTGGTTGCTGGCTCCGGTGAAGCTGCGGGCCGGGTTGATGTAGGGAGCAGCTCGCGCAAAGCGCCGCTGCAGCGCGCCGAGGCCGCGGGCCGTCTCGCCGACAATGCGCGGCGACGTCGCTGCCAGCGCCGGAAGCATGGCGAGCGAGCTGCCGCCGCTCGGGATCGCGGTGGCGAGGATGCCGAGCAGGCCGCCGCCAGCCGGGACACCTGCAAGCCCACGAGGCGTCAACGTGTTGAGAGACGCGCCCGCGATCTTGTTGCGCAGATGCGGCGCGCCCGCCGCCTGCAGCTCCTCAGCCAGCCGCGCGCGCTGGCCGAAATTGGTGTTGACGTTGTTGCGCATGATCGACGTCAACTTGCGCAGCGCGGTGTCGGTGGTCGCCCTGCTCGCCACACCGAGCGTGCGCTGTATCTCGTCCAACTTGTCGGAGAAGCGTGCATAGTTCGCCATCGTCTTGGCGTAGCCGGGAGCCTGCGCCATGATGGTGTTCTTCACCGCGTCGGTGGCCTGCTTGATGACCAGCCGGGCCTGCTTGTTCTCGAACGGCACGTTGTTGGTGATGTCGCTGATCGATTTCTTCAGCGCGTCGAGACCTTCCGGCGTGTGGTAGCGCGCCGGGTCTTGTGCCTTCCAGAAATCGATCTCGTTGATGATGCGGTTGCGGATCGCGTCGGTCGAGCGCGAGATCGGGATGCCCTCGAACGTCGCCACGTCGCTCATGTCGCGGACAGCCTGATCGATGTCCTTGAAGCTGAGCACGGTCTTGTCGCGCGCCAGCGCGCGCATGTCGCTGCGGTAGGAGGCCTGCGCCGATCGCCGCATCGCGTCAGCCGCGGCGTTGGCGTCGGCGACGATGTCGGCAGGCTCGACGCGCCCGCGCATCTGGTCGCGCACGGCCTGCGAGCCCTCGACGCTCTCCTTGGCCGCAACCCGCGCCGTCCTGATCGCTTCGGGGCCGACGCCGGTCAGCGGGCCCGCCAGCGTCTCAGCGGTCTTGAAGGCCGCCGCAGCGGGCGCGCGGACGGCGTAGGTGAGCGGATCGGTCGCCAGTGCCCCAACACGCGCGACCTTGGCGGCCTTACTGGCAACGCCCGGAAGCCGCGCCAGCGCCGTCTCGCCTCCGGTGAACACCGTCGAGATGTCGCCCATGACGCCGACAGGATCGCTCGCCAGCGCCTTCTTGAAGCCCTCCATCGAGCCATAGCGGTCGACGAAATACTGGCCCACCGCTTTCGCCTTGCCGATGTCCTCCGTCCCTGACGTCACACCCATCATCTGCGCGATGCCGTTGCCAAGATCGAGGATGTTGGTCGCGGTCTGGATCGGGTGCAGGATCGGCTGCACCAAATCGGAGCCGAACTGGTAGGCGCTGCCCGGCAGGTTCTGCACGGCCTGCGAGCCCACCTGTCCCCATGTCAGCGGAGCCTCCTCGCCGGTCTGACGGCGCTGCCCGGCAGCGAGCAGCGCCTCCGGGGTGAGTTCGGCTTTGTTCGGATTTGGCGGCGTCAGCGCCGACGGCGGCGGCTTCTGATTGTAAGCAGCGAGCAGCTGCTCGGTGCTCATCGAGCTGAGATCGGGCTGCTGCTGGTTGTAGGCCGCCAGCAGCTGCTCGGTGGGCACCTGAGAGAGATCAGTCACTGGATTGCACCTCGCCTGCGCAGCTCACGCTCCAGCGCGGCCCGGTCAAACGTCTGCGTCGGCGGCGGCGCGCTCGGCGCGGTCAGCGGGTTCTGACCACCTCGCCCCTGCCCGATCACTGCGCCGATGTGCTGGAAGTGGCGCTCCAGCGCGTCCATCTTCGACTTGATGACAAACGCGGTGTCCTTGGCGCGCAGCCGATACTGCTCGGCGTTCTGCGTTGCTTCTTCCTTGCTCATGCCCGCGCCGGTCAGCATGCGGATCAGCGCCTCAGCACCGGCATCCATCATGCGCTTGGTCTCGCCGGGCGTGCCGAGGCCCGACATCGCCATGCCGTGGTTCTTGACGTTGCTCTGGCCCATGCTGTCGACGAGGCCGACGTCGCCGCGATCAATGCGCTGCCTGATCTCGGGCAGCGTCGAGAGGAACGATTGCGCGAGGCCGACGCGCCCAACGATCTCGTCACCGATCTTGGCGTGCTGGCCACCGGGCACCGGTTCGACGCCGAGCGCCTTGTTGTTCGGGTCTTTCCAGCGCTCACCCGGCTGCGGCTTGCCGTAACGATCCTTGTCGCTCGGGCCGCCGCCGTCGATGTAGGTGCGCGTGCCGGTGTCGAACAGGCGCTTGTCCTCGCCGACCTCCATGATCTTCGGCAGCTTCTGCACCGAGTAGGTGCCGTCGCGCTTGTTGTAGCGGACGATGTTGTCGCCCTCGACCTTGAAGTCATAGACGTCGGGCGAGAGCTGTTTCTGCAGCAGCGCGGCGGCGAGCGGTCGCGTGGTCTCGTTCTTGTACAGCGCCGCCAGCTCCTTCGGCGTGAGCTGAGCTGCAGCGGCGGGCGCGCCGGTCTGCAGGTTCTCCATGGTGCGGTCAAACGCCAGCGCCTGCGAGGATTGCTGACGCGGTCGCGACGTGCCCGCGGTGATCTCGGGCGGCAGGCCCAGCTTGCGGCTGAAGTCATCGGCATAAGCGGTCGGCGTGGTGCCGAACGCATCGGCCACGTTGCGGTTCATGCCGCCTTCACCGCCAAGCCACGCGCGGGCCGCGCCGTTGAGGCCATACTTCTGCGCATACTCGCCGAATTTGTAGCGCGCGACCGCGTCCTGCGCTTCCTTGCTGCGCAGAAACTCATCCGGCGTCAGCTCGCGACCGAGCGCCGCCTTCGTCCACGGGCCGACGTTGAAATCCATCACGCCGTAAGCGCCGAGCGCGCTCTGCGGCCTGCCGGTGCGCGGGTTGGTGGTCGTGGTGACGTTGGCGTAGTTGCCGCCGCTCTCCTTCTGCCGGATCACACGCAGCGCGTTGTCGAGACCGGGGACGCCTGCTTCAGGATAAGGCGTCGGGGCTTGCGGCGGCTGCGCGACTTGCGTCGGCGGCGGCTGCATCGCGCTCGGCACCGGCTGCGCCACTGCGCCGGGGATCGCCTGATCAGGCGGCGGTGCTGCGATTTGCGGCTCGGGCTGGATGGTACCGGTCGGGCCCGGCTGCAGCGCAGCGGTGCGCGGCGGGATTGCACCGGGGATGATCTGGCCCGGAGGCGGTGCAGCGATCTGCGGCTGAGGCGCGACCGGCAGGCGATCCGCTTTCGCAAGCGGCGGCTGTTCGGGCGGAAGTCCAACCTGCGGCGCGCCGGGATATTGCTGGAAGCCGCCAGCCACACGCTGGTTCGGCGTCTCAAGCGGCGGCGGCGTCAGCTTGGCGATGTCGATCGGCGGCTGCTGGGTTGCGAGCGGAGGAGCTGCAGCGCCCACTTGCGAGGGACGAAACGGCTGCTGAGGCACTGCAGCGGGCTGCTGCTGCGCCTGCGCGCGCTCAAGCGCGTTCTGCAACAGCTTCGCGCCTTCCTGCTCCTCGAACTGCTTCTGCAGCATCTCGCCGAACTTGTAGAGCGGCGTCCAGTCGACACCGCCACTGTAGGCCTGCGGCTGCGTGATCTGGATCGGGTTGATTGCCATGTCACCTGCCCATGCTGGTGAAGCCGGTGAAGCCGCCTGCTGGCGCGAGCGCCTGACCGATCAAGCCGCCTGCGCCGCTGATCAGGCCACCGCCGAGGCTCATGCCGCCGCCCATCGGCAGCGACAGTAAACTGAGACCAGCGCCGAGCAGGTTCTTCGCACCAGCTGCAGCACCCGCCGCCTCCAGTTTGTTCGCGTCCATCTGGCCCGACAGCTCGTTGCCATAGACGCCGGTCTGGCTCTGACCGTACTGCTGCGCGAGATTGGCGAGGTTGGTGTAGCCGCCCGCCTGCCCCGCTGCAGCGGCTCCCGTGTACTGGCCGCCCATCCCGGCTGCGGTCTGCAGGCCCTGCATCCACGGCTGATATTGCGTCTCGTAGAGGTTCTTGGTGATCCAGTTGGCGGTGTCCTGATCGGCGTTACCGCTCGCGTACATGCCGCCGATCGCGCGCCTGCGGTCGATCGCGTCGAGCGCCGCGTTCTGCGTCAGCTGGTAGCCGGGCGTGGTCTGAAACTTTCCAGCCGCCACCGATGGATCGGTGACGCCGAGCGCGCTCATCCAGACGTCACCGGCTCGGTTGTATTTCTGGCCAAGCCCGGCGAGCGGATCGTAGGCGCTGACCGCGCTCTGCCCGTAGCCGGTGCTCTGGCCGTAGGCATCCTTCAGCGCGCCGAGCGACTGCTGGCCGTATTGCGCAATGGCCGCACGGTTGCGGTCAGCAGCTTCCTTCTCGGCCCCGCCGCCGAATAGCGTGTCGAAGAAGCCTGCCATGTTGTTGTGTCCTGTCAGTAAGGAGCTGTTGGTGGCGTGAAGTTCGCCGTCCACCGCGCGATGCCGACCGAGAGACGAAACTCATCGATCCAGCCGTTCCATCCGAGATCGGTCAGGTTGCCCTGTTCACCGACGCCCCATTTCTCATTGCCAGCGATGATGCTGCCGCCTGCCGGGAGCGCGAGTGTCGCTTGCTGCGCGCCATCGAGATAGACCGCGAGCGTGTCACCGCTGCGCACCGCCGCGTAGTGATGCCAGCCCGAGCCCGCGGCAACGGTCGCACCGCCGAACGCAATCTGGTTGGTGCCGCCGATGTTGACCGCACAGCGCAGCACGTTGGTGTCCATCACGTCGCAGACGATGCAGTTGAAGCCACCGCCCTGCGTCTGGCCGCCGAGGCGACGAACCGTGCCCGCGCCCGCGAGAATGTTGAACCAGCAGTCGACCGTGAACGGGCCGCTGCCGAGTAGAAACGCCGCGTCGTTCGGCGTGGTGATGAAGCCCTGCACCGTGCCACAGCGCAGCGACGTCGGGCCGAACTTTTGCGCCGTGTTGGTCGTGACCGCCGTGCCGCTCGCCGTCCAGACGCGCGCCGGGTTTGCCTCGTCGCGAAACACCGTGCCGCCGTCGGCACCGTCCATGTGCAGCAAAATCTTGGTGTAGGCGTCGACGCCGTAGCTGGAGCCGAAAGCAAACTGCGTCATGGCGCGAGGTTGCCGAACAGCCGCCACACATCGGTAGCAACCTTGACCAGTGTCGCGGCGGCATATTGCGAGGCCAGCGACTTATTGCCAGCCACCGACTGGATGTTCACGCCACCAGCTGGCGAGAGCGTCACCTTGCCTGCGCCTGCCTGCATGAGATCGATCTGCGCGCCAACCGGAAACGCTATCGAGGCGTTGGTCGGGACCGTCACCGTCACCGCCGAGGCGCTGTTGAAGTCAATGATGTTGCCCGCGTCCGTGAGCTGCAACGTGTAGCTGGTGCCGACCTGCGTGTTGATCGTGCGCGTGACGTCCGACTTGCCATCAGCGCGCAGCGCACCACCGGCAAAGCTAAGGCCGGGCCCAAGCGTGACGTCCGTCTCTGCAGCAGGCGATCCGGTCGGGTTGCCGCGCAGCGTGTTGGCACCGGATGGCGCAGCTGGTGTCGTCACCGTCTCGATCGCGCGCAGCGCCTGATACCAGACCGGGTTGATCTGCCCGTCGTCCAGCATGATCGGGACGTTCTGGCCCGGCAGGTTGATCTTGACCATCAGCGCAACACGTCCTGCTGCTGGCCTGCCCCCATGAACGCGAAGTCGAGACCGGCGCTCTCCTCGAACCGCCAGCGCACGCCCTGCACATCAGCCTGTCCCCAGATCGACGAGCGCACCCGGCCATTGGTGATCGACTGCTTGCCGATCTTGAGCACGCGCGGGTTACTCCAGTCCTGCCCGCCATTGCGCGAGATCGAGACCGAGATCGCCGCGTCCGTCTCCTGCGGGTCGAGGCCTGTGGCATCGCTCGCACCCTTGGTGAGGTAGACTTCCAGCTCGTTGATGCGGATCGCGTTCGGGAAATTGCCGAACGGCCCGGTGTCGATCCTGATGCTGATCGGGTCGCCATAGACGCCGGTCGCCGTGTGCGCGATCGAGACCGCGGGTGAGCTGCCGCCCGTGAGCGCGCTGATCGCCGTCATCACCGGTTGCGGCTTGGAGCCCATGGCATCCTTGAACCGCACCGAGACCGGCGTGCCGGGCAGCGGGCCGCCAACAACGTCGATGTTGTTGCTGGAGCCGATCAGCCCGAGAGCGGCGAGCGCCGCGGCCACTGTCGAGGCCGTCGCGTTGAACGCGATCGGGATCGTGATCTGGCCGCCGAAGTTCAGCGTGAAGGTGCCGCCAGTCGGCGTGCCGCTGATCGTGATTGTCTGGCGATCGTTGACGCCCAGCTCCTTGCGCACGTTGGCATCGATCACGGCGAGGTTTGCTGCATCAGTGTCGCCGCACAGCCACCTGCCGAAGGCGTAGACCGGATAGAGCATGCGGCAATACTGCTTCAGGTACGACAGCCGCTCGTGCCAGCTCGACAGCGTGGTGTCGAAAATCCAGCACCAGTTGGTGCCCTGCACGATGACGAAGCCATGGCCGCGCGAGTTGAACACGCCGACGCGGATCGAGGCCTTGTTCGGATCGCGCTCGATCAGCGTGTCGAGATCGCTGTTCGAGATCGGCGTCACCTGATAGCCGTCGATGCGCGAGACCCGGAAGTCATCGCCGACGACATAGAGGCCCTTGCCGAAGCCGTCCTCAGCGCCTGCAATCGCTGCTGGCCCGATGACGCCGCGCGCGATCGTCGCGATGTAGGAGAACGGGTAGCCGCTGTCGTTGTTGCCGCCCCACACTTCCATGGTCGAGGAGCCGCATAGCAGCAGCTGGCCGTTGCCGAGCGGCACCGGGCGATAGAGCGTGTCGGGCTTGCTCTCGGCAGTCGCGCTGTTGAGCAGGTTGATCGTCGTCGAGTTGACGTTCGAAGCGCGCGTGACGCCATTGCCGTAGGTGAAGATGAAGAAGCCCTTGTGGAACACCACCGAGTTCGGCGAGCCCACATTGGCGTCGGGATAGGCCACGACCTGACCCGAGCCGTTGATCCAGAACGCGCCGTCGCTGCCGCTCGGCAGTGAGGGGCCGCCCGGAAACGAGGCCGCGACGAACACCACGTCAGGCGTGGCCGCGTTGTTGCGCACCGCAAAGACCGGGCCGCTCCCGGCAACCGCGCCGATCAGCGCGGTGCCGTCGCCGCCTGTCAACGACCACGAATAGACCGTGGTACCGAACACGCCGTAGAACGTCGTGCCGACCAGCACGCCGCCCCGGAAACGGCCACTGGGCGTGATGCCGAACACGCCGAGCCCCGGCACCCGAAACCACCCGTAAGGCTTCCCAGCGGTCGCTGGCAGCTTCTCAGGGTAGGTGTTGAGCAGCCGACCACCTGCGAGCTGAGGCTTCAGGCCGGGCGCTGTGAGCAGGGGGAACGGAACATCGGTCATGTCAGAAGTGGTTGGTCGCCAAGACTTCGTAGGTGGGCGTCGAGGCGATCAGGTAGCGCAGGCGCTGCTCGTGCGCCTCGACGTCAGCCATCGGCAGCGGCGTGTTGTTGAACTCCGAGGCCGCGTGCAGCGCCGTCAGGCGCGCAATCGTCTCGAACAGCAGCGCCGGGATTTCGTCGCGGTCGCCGATGTCGACGATCTTGGCGATCTCGGCGAGCACGTCGCTGTAGGCATTGTCGATCGTCTGGTGCTCGACGTCGCCGAGCGCCTCGCCCGGCACATACTTGCCGAGGATCGCAGCCGCCTTGTTGATCAGCTCCTCAGCCGTGCGGGTCTCGGCCATGGCATCATGCCTTGTTGAGCACGATCTGGAACTGGCGATCGGCAGGCTGGATGATGGGACGGTCGCGCGTACCCGAGCGGAATTTCACCCAGCCGACCGACTGCGAGAAAATCGAGCTGACGAGTACGGCGGCCTTCGCCGCGATCTGGTGAAACTTGAACTCGGTGCCGTCGCGCTCGAACACGTCCCAGTAGGCGACGTTGTCCGCCGACACCTGAAACGTCAGATCGGCGACGAGCCAGTCGAGCGGCATGTTGATGCGGACAATGGTGCCACCTGTGCAATCGACAGCCGACGACAGGCTCTGCCCTGCGCGGATGATCGGCGCGTTGATGAGCTGCAGGATCGGTACGGGCATGGTGATCTCCCCAAAGAAAAAGGCCGCCTAAGCGGCCTTCCCCTTGTGCTTGTCGTCGTGCTCGGGCGGTGGTGCCTTCGGCGGCGGCGGGCTGTAGTCGCCGATGCCCTCGACCTTGAACATGCCGCCGCTGTCAGAGACGGCCTTCAGGCGCTTCATCAGTGCCTCGTCGCAGATCAGCGTGTCAGCCTTGCCGCTCACCAGCGTCACGCCACCGATCTCGACGGTCTTACTCTCACCGGCAGGCGCGGTGTACGTTACGGTTGCTTTCTTCATGTTGACTCCCTTTGGTGTACGTTCCACGTGAAAAAACGCCGGGCCTAAGCCCGGCGTTCCTCTACGGTCCCATATAGCCTTGCAAGATGATGGCGGCGGTCGGCGTTGCGCCGATGATGCCGCCAGCCGCACCCGCCGTCGCGTTCAGGATGATGTCGGTGTCATCCGTATACTGGAAGCCGACCGTGGCGGGCGGGGTGAGCGCGACGGTGCCACCAGCGCGGCACGTGGTGTTGGTGGCGAGCAGGCGCGCGGTGTTGCCGACGTCGCCGACCGACATCGAGAGCGCCGCACCGCTGTCGCACGCGCCCCAGATGATGCTGCCGCTCAGAACGACAAAGCCCTTGGGCACGCGGGCAATCGCCACCTGCGCGTTGAGCTGAACGTCAGCGGTGACGAGGGTGATAACCGGGCCGCCGAACACCTTCATGGTGCGGGCGAAGCCCTGACCGCCAGCCTGCGGCTGACGATAACCAATACGCGGGGCCATGATCATGATCTCCCGTTAGAGAAAAATCAGCGCGGGCGGGTCCGTCCGCACTGTCGCTATTGAAAGAGCAATTAGTTGGTGGCGACGAAGCCGGTCACCATGCCCCAATCAACGAGATCGCCGACCGTCGCGCCGGACACCGCCTGCGGTGCCTTTGCGATCTTGCCGATGCCGTACTGCGCTTCGATGCCGAGGCCGGTCACGAAGTCATAGTCGCCGTCCTCAAGCTGCGTCGGGCGCGGCATCTGACCCATGGCGTAGGCAATCGCCGCCTGACCGCACAGGAAGAATGGTTCAACGTTCGCCGATGCGGTGCCGATGGTGCCGAGCGTCAAGCGCTGCGTGATCTCAGGAATGTTCTTGTAGAGGATGCCGTCATAGAGCAGCGCCCCGCCCGTGAAGATCGGGTTCGTCTTGGTGGGGTTGCCCTCGCGTGCGCGCGCATCGCGGTTGGCCTGATACATCGTCGGGTCAGCCTGCAATGAACGGAACGCACCGTCACCGAGGAAGCAGACATACATTTCTTCGTCCAATTCCTCGATCTCGTAAGGCGTGATCTTCGGCCGCCCGTTATAGACACCCGGGTTGGACGATGACACACCGGACTGCTTCGCGCGCTGCTTGGCGAGCGAACCAACGGCAGCGGTCATGATGTCGTTGGTGGTGTCGAGCAGAAGTGCCGCCGCCGCGAACGTCGAGGGGATCGACGCAGGCGGGACGGTGCCGAACTGCACGCGATCAAGGTTCGCGTTCATCCAGCTATCTTTCTGGCCGGACGTTGCCGCGCTCCACCGGATGCCGTTGACGCGGTTGCCGGGGGATTGCAGGCGGTTGGCCTGAATAGCTGAAGTCGGGATCGACAACAGGCTGTCCGTCATATCGTCGCGGATCACGCGGCGAGACCAGCCGCGCAACAGATCGCGCGCGGTGCTGCGCACGTTGAACGAACTTTCCTTGTTCGATGCGCGATTGTTGGCAACCGCGTTGCGTGCCCAATCGCACCACATCGGGAAGCCATAGCTGTCAAGCTGTTCCTCCGAACCGCGAAGGGTACCGGCACCGACGCCATCGCCGGTCATTTGGTTGACAAGCGGGACGTTGACCTGCTTGCCATCGCTTTCGAGATCAGCCAGTCGCACGATGACGTTCGTGGAAGCCTCGCCCATAAAAGGGTCAAAGCGCGACCGCCGCAGGAAGTCAGAGATCACCTGTCGGCGAAATTTGATGACTTCGTTGTTGACGTGGTTGGTGGTTAGCATTGCCGCT